TGTTGAGGAGGTAAGTCGCCACGACAATCTCTGCCGGGCGACTCGCCCTAAACCTCGCCTCAAAGTCAGAATGGGGTGTCAAGGTCATCCCAGTTGTTCTCGGTTATCTCGGGCTTCTTGGTGGCTTGGTGCTGCGGCTCGCCTTGCCGCGACAACTTGCCTTCGCCCTTCGGTTCAATCTTAATGCTCATGTACTTGTCGCCTGTTTTTTGCGAGGACTTAATCCAAGCCGACAGGTTGTAGTCCACGTTATTGATGACCGCAGAGCCACGGTAGTCGGGGCGCTTGTCGTTGCCGTCCTTGTTGTTCTTGAATAGGACGCCTTTCATGTTCGGGTCGTAATTCACAGCTTCAGCTCCTTCAGTTTGGTAACTTTCTCGTCTAGTTCTGCGAGGAACTTGCGTACCTCGTCCTCCAACTCGGCAATACGTTTATCGTCACGCGGAACCCGCACGATCAACATTTGCAGATGCTCGGGTAGGCGGCTGTCGTAGCTCACAAAGTCGCACCACGGACGGTTTGTGCAGGCCATCTGCCATTGCATCTGCGTGACGTACTTTTCGGGCGGCTTACCGGCTAACAGATACTCCAAATGGGTCGCCGTGTTAGGACACTTAAACTCCACGCAGCCGTCGCCCACCAAACCGTCTGGAGACGCGCCTGACATGGTTATCGTCGGATGGTCTATAAACCCCACCTCCTCCACCAATTCGCCTGTGCGGGCGCTGTAGGCGGCTCTAGCGAGCGGCTCTTGCTCTACGCCCCACTCCATTGCGGCGCTGCTGAACCCCGCCGCCTTCTGGCCCGTCAGCCGTTCCACGATCAGGTCAGCCATATAGTTGTCGCGAGAGGCGCTGTAGCCGCTTTTGGTCTTGGCGACCACATCGGCCACGCGAGAAGCGGTGACTTTGCCTAACCGTGCCGCAAACCAATCGTCGGTACGCTGTTCCATTACGCAGCCTCCGGGCCAGTCAGTTCTTTTTTGCGGGCGGTGAACTGGTCAATGTGCGTCATGCGCTGCTCTTTAGTCAGGCGCTTGAACAACTTGGTCAGTTCTTCCACCGACACCGCCCCGTTAATCAGCGCGACCAGATCGGGGTCAACCTGCGGCGGTGAACCCTCGGGCAAGTCCTCGCCGCTGAAGATGTAAAGGCCAAGGCCGTGCAGCGCGATGCACTTGGTCAGGCAACGCATGATGGCCGTGTTGACCGCAAAGGAATCAGGATCAACAACGCTACGGTTACGGTTGTCCATGACGGGGAGCAAGCAAGTCTTGGTGTCGCCCTTAATCTCTACGCTGACCTTGACCATTGCCGTGTTGTTCTTGAGATAGCACACCGGCATACCGCCCTCGTACTCATGCACGGTGTAGCGGGCAGCCGGGTCAATCTTGAGGACTTCAGCCCACGCCCACGCCCATGACAAGTACGACAAGTTGCCTTTCTTCTCAACGTGATCGTTGACGTTAATTTTGAGCAGTTCGCTCATTGACCTTCTCCAATTGTTCGTTAATGACGGCCATCAGTTCGGCCAAAGCCTTGTTGCAAGCGTCTATGCGCTGCTGTTCTTCTAACCATTGCTGTTCCAGCATCTGATCCATGTGATGCCACCAAGTATCGTCGTCGTTCCAAATATCATCTTGCATGGCTGGCTCGCTCCTCTGCCGGGGTGCAGCCACCGTCGCCGCACGGGTCGTTAATGGCGGCAAGTGCAAACAAAATGATTAGGCCGATCAGTTGGGGGATGGGTGAGCGAGTCATACGGCTTCACCCCACGGGCCGTTCATCAGCGCATCTTTACTGGCAATTTCTTCTAGCAGAAACGTATCGTCAGCACATAGATCGCCCAAATCCAACATGATGTCGTGGCCGAGGCTACTGGCAAACGTATCGTTGTCTAGGTAAATGCCGACAAGGGATGCTTTCTCAACGTACACGCCGCCGTCCATGTCCTCGTAGTAGTCCACGCAGACTTCAAACTTGTTGCCGAGGGCGTAAAACGTGCCGTAAGCGGAATTGATGTATTTGCGAGGCATATCTGTTGCTCCTGTTGTGAGGGGCGGCTTACGCCGCCACCTCGTAGATGCCGATGACTTCAGATTTCCAATCCCAACCGTACTTCTGATTCGCAGCGTTCTGTGCAGCACGTTCAGAGGTGTGGTACGTCACCGCAAATCCGCGATCTTTGATCCAGCGAGCATCAACGCCTGATCCGCTTTTCTCGCCGGTCGCCAAAAACTGTTGGTAACGGGAGTTAGCGCGTTCTGACTTGCGAACTACCGCGTGGGTGTAATTGCTTTTGGTGCTGCGGGTGAATTCGCCAACCGGGGTGGTGACTTTGATCGTTTTCATGTGTTGCTCCTATCTGTGGTAGCCGGTCGTTAGTGACCGTGTGTGTATCCTGACGAGTTCCAATACCCCTGTCAACAAGTTTTTTAAACAAAGTTGTAAGCGGGTCGTTAATGCGGCTATAGTCCATGTTATGGACATCAACAAAGTCATAGCGCATTTCGGCTCGGCATCGGCTCTTTGTCGGGCTTTGGGAGTGTTTCCGCAGCACGTTACCCATTGGAAAAAGCGGGGCATTCCTCGGGCGCGGCAGCACGATATTGAAGCCGTTACAGGAGGCAAATTTAAGGCTGATCGCAGTCATTTGCCGGGGCTGCCAAAGCCCCCAAAGGGCCGCTAATGCGTTTTACAGGGGCCAGAAACGACAAACCCCCTTTCGGGGGCTTGCGCGGCTGGGGGGCAGCCTATACGCTTCGGGTAGTTGCAGAGCGTGACGATAGGTTAAGCGGGGGAATGCTGGCCTGTCAATCGTCACGCATGGAGTCATAACCATGTGGAGACATCTATGTTGTTTTATACCCGCCATCTAGGCGATTACGCTCGGGATACCGGCCATCTCACCACTTACGAGCATGGCGTTTACACCCTCCTTTTAGATCGTTTTTACGCGACCGAAAAACCGTTTGGCGAGCGTGAAGCGATGCAACTTTGTCGTCCTGCCAACGGTCGGGAACGTGACAGAATCCGTCGCATCCTAAACGACTTTTTCATTCTTACTGCGTCCGGTTATGTGAACGCTCGGGCGATGAAAGAAATAGAAAAGGTGCAGGAAAAACAAGCAAAAGCAAAACAGAGCGCCCAGCAGAGATGGATGCGAACGCATAGCGAACGCAATGCGAACGGTATGCTAACCAATAACCAATATCCAATAACCAATATCCAGAAGCCAAAAGGTATTGCCAAAGTTAGCGCAGCGGCTGTGTTGAGCGTGGTTGGTCGGAGGACGGAGTGATGGGTGACGAATACAGTTATCCACCGAGCGCCGCGAAGTCGGGCCCGAAGGGACTGCCCGACGAGCGAGTGGCGCGAGCGGTTGAACGTAGCGCATCGGGTTGGGATGAAGCCGTGCGTAGCAGCCCGCTGAACCGTCTCCGGTACTATGATGCGTTGCTGGCTCGCACCGCGTTTTCTGGAGACGCGGGCGAGCGGGAGAAAATCAAGATTCGCGTTGCAGAACTGATCCGCGAAATTGGAGCCTCTGACGTACTGACTGATCCGGGCGTTATTGGGTTAGTCAGGGAGTTGTTTGGCGAGAAAGGCGTATTGAGGCTGAAAGACCGTGCGAATTCCACCGCTAAACCGATACAAGGGTAACCAGATATGGTGGCAAATATGGTTAGGGCGATGCGTCAACGAGGCACGAAGTGAGATACAAGGCGAGGCGGGATGCGAACGATGGCCTTATTGGCCGGGCGCTACACGCGGCAGGATTCACCGTCCTCGACTACGCCTCAAACGGCGGCGTACCAGATCGTCTCGTCGTACGGAATCTGCCAGACGGAACACCGTGGGTGTGTTGGGTAGAAATCAAGGTAGAAAAAGGAAAACTACGCCCGAGCCAAGAAAGGTTCCAAGCGATATTTGAGCCACGCGGGGAGTTTTACGTTGCGCGTGATCCCGAGGCAACGGTACGCGAGTTGATGGAGCGTTATCTAGCCGCCATCAAGCCCGAGCAGCTACGTTAGGCATGAGTGCTTTGCGAGCGCCTTTGTAATGCATGATAGCGGGGTCGGGATGCTGCGGCAGAAACTCGGGCAGACAGGCATAGTACGACTCGGGCAGGTCTTGCACCTTCACCCGTTTAGCGTATTCCCGCAGAACCTCCTGATCCCCGTACCACACACGGAACTTGTCGGGCAGGACGTTGTACATCTCGGCAAGGTCAGCCCACACACCCCAATCAGCGGTGATCGTGCAGCAGCCGACATATGGGTACACCTCGTCCAACGTCTTGCCGGTGTATTCGCTGTAATCCTGACCGCGCTGGCGTGGGTTAAACCCCGCGTCACGGTTAAATTCACGGCGGGTCATCGCAACGACGCCCTCCAGCACGGCAGCAGGATTCACGGGATGCCGCACAATCATGTCGGTATCCATGTACATCGCTGGCTCCGACAAACCCAATTCCGCAAAGGCATTGGTGCGCCATTGCATCAAGAACTGCCGATTACCCTGCGTCACAAATACCCGCGAGACACCGGGTACGGCTGGCGTTTGGTGATCGCTGACCTGAATAACGGTCGCATCAGGGTTGTGGGCGCGAATGGAAAAGACCATTGCGGTAGGCATGGCGATGTCGTCGCCAACGTGGAAGAAAACAAACATAGGGAAACTATATGCTGAACGTAAACCGAAAACGACTATCCCGTGCGATATGGGACACCCTTTTTGCTGACCTGCCTGACTTGCCGTGGCACGTTATTGAGGACTTGGAGAAGTTAGACCCCCTCCGACGTACCGGCAGCACCAACCACGCCTCCCTAATCGCCTTGTGGGCGGTTATACGGCACTTCCGACCCAAAGTTGTGGCCGAGATCGGCACTTACATCGGTAAGTCTACGTTCGTGCTGGCAAGAGAGGGCGCAGACGTACACACCTGCGACATGACGCACGACTTCAAGTTGCCGCTGACCACCTCTATCACGCAGTACCACAGCAGCAGCACCGAGATGCTCTCCAAATTAGACGGCAATATTGACCTACTGCACCTAGACGGTCGGCTCCAGCCTGACGACAAACCGCACCTTGAGCGCCTGTTCACGCCCAACACCGTCATCACGCTAGACGACTTTGAGGGCATAGAGAAAGGGGTGTGGAACGCCATGCAGATAGACCTGTCGCAGCGCATCTTGGTGTACCCGCCCGAGCGAGAGTTGACAGAGCGTTATGCGGTGGGAGATGCTACGACTGCAATCATCCTGCCCAACTTGAGGCTAACGCCGCAATGAGCCACAAAGACGCCGCCGAATTTGTAGGCGTATTGCTGCATAGCAGTACCGCTACGCATTTTCTGCATTTGCAGACGGCGAGTTACGCCGCCCACAAGGCACTCGGCCACTACTACCAGAACATCGTGGATTTGGCCGACAAGTACGCCGAGGCGTATCAAGGCCACTACGGCATCATCCCCCTCGCTGACTACCCTGAAGGATTTAAGGTACAGAAGGACGCCGCCGTCTACGCCAACAGCCTGTTGACGTTTGTGAAGGGCATCCGCGACGACCTGCCGAAAGACACCGACTTACAGAACATCATTGACGAGATCGTGGGCGAAATTGCCTCCCTTTTGTACAAGCTGGAGCGTTTTAAATGAACCGTAAGCCGGGACTCTATGCCAACATTCTGGCAAAGCAGGAGCGCATCAAGGCCGGTTCGGGCGAGCGTATGCGTAAGCCCGGCGAACCCGGCGCACCGACCGCCAAGGCGTTCCGTGAAAGCGCCAAGACGGCCAAGAAAGAGAACAAATGACAGCCGCGTGGACACGCAGCGAGGGCAAGAACCCAAAGGGCGGGCTGAACGCCAAGGGTCGTGCCTCGTATAAGGCCGAGACAGGCGGGACGCTTAAGCCCCCGGTCAAGGCTGGCGACAACCCACGCCGAGCCTCTTTCCTCGCAAGGATGGGCAATATGCCGGGGCCGATGGCAAAGGACGGTAAGCCCACACGCCTCGCCCTCGCACTCAAGGCATGGGGAGCCTCTAGCAAGGAGGACGCCCGAGCCAAGGCCAAAGCCATTAGCAGCAGGAACAAGGCATGAACCGCAAACGCCTTGCGGAGGCACTTGCTTACGTTGATGAAATGCGTAATCGGCTGCTCAACCAACAGCCGATGATGGTGCCTGATGAGTATGGGCAGCGTATGGGCGCAGCGGGTGAGGTAGCACCAAGTTTGCGGCAAGTTGGTCAACGTACCGCCGAAATGGGCCGTCAACTAACTAGCCTTGACCAACCGCAAGACGCCGATGCTGGGCAGATAGCCGTAGACATCGCCGCAGGATTTACGCCATTACAGTATCCACAAGCGGCGCGTGACTTTGAGCGGGCGCGTCGTGAAAGCGATCCACTAGGTATGGGGTTGGCGACATTGGCCGCTGTGCCGTTGGTGGGTGGCGTAGCAAAAGCTGCAAATGTGGCAAGAAAAGCCGATGTTGCCGCCGAACGCGCAAAGGCATTGCGAATTGCTCAAGAAAACGCTGCAAAGCCCGTAAGCGAAGGTGGTTTAGGTTTATCGCCAGCCAATACGCCAGAAGAACGCTATCAAGCCGCGGGCTATCAACCGTTTTATCACGGAACGCAACGCCTAGATCGGTTGCTAGAAAAGCCGGGGCTTGACCCTCGCCGCGCCACTTCTGGCCCTATGCCATTCGGAACTGACAACCCGCAGCTAGCCAGCAATTACGCAACAAGCAAAGCCGATACTTCGCGTATTGCCGAAAGCGAAGGCGATTTCAAAAACTTTTTCCAAACTCAAGCCCGAAACGTGGGTGGCCGGGGCAATCGGCTCGTAGATATTGAGGATACGTTTTGGTCGTTACCGCCAACGGTGCAGGCGACTATTCGTGATCGCATCAAACGGATTGGCTATGAAAACCCAGACACCGGAGAGGGCGCATTAAAGCTGCATGAAACGCCCGGCTCGTCTATTACGTCGGACGATCACATTGATTTCTTGTTGAAGCGTGAGTCCAATAACAACCCGTTAACGGCACTCCGTAAGTTATGGGCAGAAAGCGGGCAGTTGTATAACGAAGAAGAGAAACTGGCCGATATTTATAAACTGGCTGGTTATCCGCACGAAATTAGCCAAACCAATGCACCGTGGACAAGTGCGGAAGGCGTAATGACGGGCATGGTTCGCATGACCAACCCAATCAATACGCAAGACGCCAAGACGCTCCAAGAATCGGTGATTCCCGCACTCAAGAAGGCAGTTCAGAATGATCGGTCGCGCACAAAACCCGGCGCTGATCCGTGGGCAAAAGAATCGCGGTACACCCCAAAGCAATGGGTTGCTGAGCTTGAGAAAGACGTTGCGGAAGGCCGAAACAGCCACGTTTGGACAAGCATCCCCGACAAGATTACCAGCGCGTTGAAAGCGCAAGGATTTGACGGCATTGAGGACATCAGCGGCAAAGGCGGCGGGGAAGTGCAAAAAGTGCTGATCCCGTTTGACCCATCGCAAGTTCGGTCACGCTTTGCTGCATTTGACCCTGCAAAACTGACTAGCCCGGACTTGTTAGCAGGCGTGGCTGGCCCAACAGTATTGGCTGCTGCTTTAATGGAACAAGAGCGGCGTAAGAAGGAGCGAAAGGAAAAGGGCTTGTAATGAACGCAGGTGCTTTTAAAAAGGGTCAGAAAGGCGGGCCGGGTAGGCCCAAGGGATTGCCTAATAAGTCCACGCAGGCCGCCAGAGAGGCCATTGCAGCGTTTGTGGACGGCAACGCAGACCGCCTCCAAGGGTGGCTAGATCAGATCGCAGAGGAGAAGGGGCCACAGGCTGCCTTTGACTGCTTCAGCACTCTGCTGGAGTACCACGTTCCGAAGCTCGCCCGCCAAGAGATCACAGGTAAGGACAACGGCCCGGTCAAGGTACAGATCGGATGGATGGCTCCCGAATAATCCTGCCCTACCGCCCACGCAAGGCGTTCATGCCGTTTCATGAGCGCACGAAACGCTGGGCTTGCCTTGTCGCACACCGCCGCGCAGGTAAGACCGTCGCTGCCGTCAACGACATGATCCGCGCTGCTGCCATGTACCAAGGGCAATACGGGCTGTTCGGATACGTCGCACCGTACAGGTCGCAGGCCAAATCCGTTGCATGGCAATACTTTAAGGACGGCGCACACCCGATCATTCAATCGGTCAACGAGCAAGAGTTAGCCATCACCTTGATCAACGGCGCACAAATACGCCTGTTCGGCGCTGACAACGCCGACTCGCTGCGCGGCCTAGGCTTCTCGGGCATCTACCTTGACGAGTACGGCGACTTTAAGCCGAGCGTATTCGGGAACGTCATACGCCCTGCGTTGTCAGATAAGCAGGGTTGGTGCGTTTTCGGCGGTACACCGAAAGGCAAAAACCAGTTCTGGGAAATTTACGATACCGCCACTCGTCTCCCTAGCGAGTGGTTCCTGTTGCGCCTTCCCGCCTCAACCAGCGGGCTTCTCCCTGCGACAGAGCTAGCCGCAGCAAAGGCGCAGTTGGCCGAGGATCAATACCTGCAGGAGTACGAGTGCAGCTTTGAGGCTGCGATCCTCGGTGCTTTTTACGGCAAGGAGATGCGCGAGGCGACCGACCAAGGCCGCATCACCAACGTGCCGTACGACCCAAACCTGCCGACGTACACCGCATGGGACTTGGGCTGGCGAGACGACACGGCCATCTGGTTTTATCAGGTCGCCCGTGGAGAACTGCGCGTCATAGACTTCTACGCCGTTTCGGGCGAGGACATTCACACGATTGCCGATGTGGTACGCAATAAGCCGTATCGCTATGCCAAGCACTACCTACCGCATGACGCGAGAGCCAAGAGCCTACAGACCGGCAAAAGCATCATTGAGCAACTGGCGGCGCAACTGGATATCGCCAAACTTGCTGTTGTCCCCGACATTGGTGTGCAGTCGGGCATCCAAGCCGTTCGCATGATGCTGCCGCGTGTGTGGTTTGACGCGACCAAGTGCAGCGATGGCATTGAGGCGCTGCGCCAGTACCAACGCGAATACGACGAGGACAAGAAAGCCTATCGTCAGTCACCGCGCCACGATTGGACGTCACACCCTAGTGACGCCTTCCGTATGGTTGCGGTATCATGGTCTGAAGTCGCTGACAAGCCCCCAGCGCCAGAGGTCAAGCCGCTGATGGTGGGGCCAGAGAACACGGTCACACTAAACGATATGTGGGCGGTTCACGACCGCACGACGACAAGGAGAGCAAGGATATGAGCATTGTCAGCCCGAATCGTTACCCCTACGAAACAGTTGCCGCCTCGCAGACCGCACAGGTACTCGGTGGCACAGGTGCCGTGGGTGACTACCTCCATCGCATTGTGGTGACGGTCACGGCGACCGGCACAAGCACTTTAAGCGTGTTGGACAACAGCACAACGGTGTTGACGATGGCTGCGAACACCCCGGTGGGCGTTTACAGCCTTGAGATCAACGCTGCCTCTGCCAGCGGCCCGTGGAAGATCACGACCGGCGCAGGCGTGACCGTTATGGCTGTCGGATTCTTCACGGCCTAATCATGGAAGGCATACTGCAACCGGAACTGGAAAAGTACCTCCGCACCATCGCGCAGTATGACGCCGAGTTTGCTAAATGGACGGCGCGAACCAAGAAGATCGTCAAACGCTATCGTGACGATAGTCGTGGGCAGGGCGGCAACGAGGCTGCACGGTTCAACATCCTCTGGTCAAACGTCCAGACGCTGAAGCCTGCGGTTTACGCCAAGCTCCCGAAGGCTGATATCAGCCGACGCTTTGGTGACAACGACCCGGTTGGCCGCGTGGCAGGACAACTGCTAGAGCGGGCGATTGACTTTGAAATTGAGCATTACCCCGACTTCCGCTCAACCATGTCTTATGGCGTGGAAGATCGGTTCCTCGGTGGCCGTGGCACCGCATGGGTACGCTACGAGCCGCACGTTGCGCCGATTGGCATTGAGGACGATGGCGTATCTATCACCTCCAATATTGAGCAGGGCGAGGGTGCGCCGCCGAACCTAGAGCAAATTGAGTACGAGTGCGCCCCGGTGGATTACATCCATTGGCGTGATTTCGGCCACTCACAGGCTCGCACATGGGAAGAAGTCACCTGCGTATGGCGCTGGGTGTACATGACCCGTGAGGCGCTCGCAGAGCGGTTTGGCGAGGAGATGGCTCGCAGGATACCGCTAGACCAAGGCCCAGAGCCGCTCAACGCTTACAACGAAGCCAAGCGCACCTACAACCGTGCAAAGATTTGTGAACTGTGGGACAAGGAAACCGAGAAGGTGTACTGGTTCTGCAAGGGTATGCCGCAGATCATTGATGTGCGTGACGACCCGCTCGGCCTTGAGGGGTTCTTTCCCTGCCCGAAGCCGCTGTACGCCACGACGACCAGCGACACCTTGGTGCCGGTGCCTGACTTCCTGCTGTACCAAGATCAGGCGATGGAGTTGGACATTCTGTCCGACCGCATTGATGGCTTGGTCAAGGCGCTGCGTGTGCGCGGTGTGTACGACGCCAGCCAACCGGCGCTGCAACGCTTGATGACGGAGGGCGATAACAATGCGCTTATTCCAGTTGATAAGTGGATGGCTTTCAGCGAGAAGGGCGGCCTCAAGGGCAGCATTGATCTTCTACCGCTGGACACTCTGGCAAACGCTCTCCTCAACTGCTACCGAGCAAGAGAGGACATCAAGTCCCAAATCTACGAAATCACGGGCATCTCGGACATCATCCGAGGCACCTCGTTCGCGTCGGAAACCGCGACAGCGCAGCAAATCAAAGGCCAGTACGCGGGATTAAGACTGCGCTCCATGCAGGAGGACGTTGCCCTCTTTGCGTCGGAGTTGATCCGTCTTAAGGCGCAGGTGATGTGCAAGCACTACCAGCCCGAGACGATCCTTGCCTACGCCGCCGCAAGCCAAATGACGCCTGCCGACCAACAACTGATCCCGCAGGCCATTGAACTGCTGCGCGACAAGCCGTTGCGGAACTTCCGCGTGGACATCGCCGCGGACAGTCTTGTGATGTTGGACGAGAACCAGATGAAGCAGGATCGTATGCAGTTCCTGCAAGCGTTTGGTGGCTTCCTCGCGCAAGCCCTGCCGGTTGGTCAGGCCAGCCCGCAGATGGTGCCAATGATGATGGAGTTGCTGCGCTTTGGTATGCAAGCGTTTAAGGCCGCGCGACCGATTGAAGGCCAGATTGACGCCACGTTGCAGCAGTTGCAGCAGGCCGCGATGCAACAAGGCCCAGACGGCGAGCAGCAAGGCAAGCAAGCCGAGTTGCAGCAGAAGGGTCAGATGGAGCAGAGCCGCATCCAGATGGAGGCCGCGCTACAGCAGGCCAAGTTGCAACAGCAGATGCAGATGGAGCAACTCAAGAACCAAACCAAACTGGCGATGGAGCAGCAAAAGCAGCAGTTTGAGGCGCAGTTGGAGGCGATGAAGCTGCAAAGTCAGCAAGAAGCCGCTAAGTACAAGGCCGACATGGACGCCCAAACGCGCTTGATCATCGCGCAGATGAACAAAACGCTACCCCCAACCACGTTTAATCAATGAAACGCACCTACGTTTTCATAGACGGCGAGTTTGTAGAGCGTAAAAAGGACGACAAGGGTCGTTATCACTACGTTATGCCCGACATTGTGCCGTACAAAAGCATGATTGACGGCAAGATGGTCACCTCACGCTCGGAACACCGACGCCACCTCAAGGCCAACAACTGCATTGAGGTCGGCAACGAAGATCCGAGCAAGCACATCAGGCACGAAAAGCCTATAGACACGCGGCTTGAACGCATCAAGCACATCGTCAACACCCGAATGACCAACGAGCAAGCAGATCGCATACTGCGCGACCTGCGCCAACACGCGAATTTCACCAATCCCCACAGGAGAGGCTAACGTGGACGAGCAAATGGAACGAGATGAAGCCCCACAGGCTGATGTAACTGACCGCCGAGCGATTCTTGAGCAGAGTTTAGAAGCGGCAGAGCGTGGCGAACCCATTGAACCCGTTGCCCGTGACGGCAAGGGGCGTTTTGCTACGCCGAAAGCCGAGGAATTTGCTGACGAACCGCAGGTGGAAGAAGAACCGCCTGTTTGGCGTCGTCCACCGGCATCGTGGAAGAAGGACTATCACGAGGTTTGGCAGAAAGCCGACCCGAAGATGCAGGAATACGCATGGCAGCGCGAGGAGCAGATGCGAGCGGGCGTGGAGCCGCTGCTTTCCAAGGCGCAGTTTGCCGATGCGATGCAGGAAGCCATCTCGCCCTACATGCAGACCATACAGGGGCTTGGTTTATCGCCTGATAAGGCCGTAGCCGCTCTGATGGATGCCGACCACAAGTTGCGTAACAGCGACCCGCAGACGAAGTTGGTGTATTTCCAACAACTCGCGCAGTCGTATGGCATCAACTTGGGTGCGTTGCAGGGCCAGCAAGGCCAGATGCCGCAGCAAGCGGTTGATCCGACCGTGTATGCGCTGCAAAACGAACTGAACAAAGTCCGTGGCGAAGTCATGGGCTGGAAGCAACAGCAGGAGATGATGGAAAATCAGACCCTGCTAAACGAAATTAACCAATTTAGTTTGAAGGCCGAGCATTTTGAGGACGTCCGACCGGCGATGATCCAACTTTTACAGAGCGGGATGGCGCAGACGTTGGACGAAGCCTATGACAAGGCCATCAGGCTTGATCCTAACTTGTTTGAGCAGGTGACCAAGGCCCAACAGGCCGAAGCCGCCGCAAAACAAGCCAAGGAACAAAACAGGGCAGCGAAAGCCGCCCGAGCAGCAGCGGTGAGTGTCAGAAGCGCCACACCCGGCGTTAACACGGCTCCAAAAGCGGCAAACCGTCGTGCGATTCTAGAGGAAGCATTTTCCG